TATGAATGGTGGAGATACAATAGAAGGTGGATCCTATCCAATAGATAATACTTTTGGAATGCGTAACGGTCAAGATTATGTGACCATTGATCAGTTCGAGTACCAAGCACCAAGAAAAGATCAAATTTTTGGAGTTATAGACCCAAAAGATGGTAATAAGCGAAAACCATTAAAGAACATTTCTGAAGGCAATCTAAGAATATCTCCACTTAAAAAATTTATTGCACAAGTCAAGTTGCCTATGCCTAATAGCATTAATGATTCAAATAATGTGACTTGGGGTGACGATAAAATGAATAACATGACTGCGGCAATTGTATCTGCTGCTATGCAAAATCCTGCCCTTGTAGCAGCTGGTGGTCTCGGTGGCAATCTTCTTGGTGGTTTGTTTGGTGTAGAAGGACTAGGACAAATTGGAGCATTGGGTGCAGTTGCAGCTAATGCAACTGAAGGTGGTTTATCGGAAAGAATTAGTCAAATCATGAAAATAGCGGAGACCCCTGGGGGACAAATGGCAGCGAAGTCTCAAATGCAGTCTGCGATTTTGGGTATGGCAGGTGTCAATGTATCACCAGAATCAATTCTGTCGAGAGGTGCTGGAGTTGTTCCAAATGCCAACATGGAATTGCTATTCGATACACCAACTCTTAGAAATTTTGAGTTCAGTTGGAAGATGACACCAAGAGATGAGAAAGAAGCAGAGGTAGTGAAGAAAATTATTAGATTCTTTAAACAAGGAATGGCAGCAAAAACTCTTAATAATGCAGCAGGAGACAGAGCACTATTCCTAGGAACACCAAACATCTTTAGACTACAATACCGTACTGCAAATGGAGAGATTATTGAAGGTGTAAATAGAATTAAACCATGTGCCATAACTGGCACTGCTGTAAATTATACACCAGATGGTGTGTGGTCTGCATATGATCAGGGACAACCAGTAAGCACCGTATTGACAATTGGAATGGCAGAACTCGAACCTGTATATGCTTCTGATTATAGTCAGAATGTAATTGGTTCTAGAAGGAGTCGTGATGCCACGATCGGGGTTGATGGTGAAGCTAAGGATATCCCACAAAAGGATGGAGATCTTTATTCAATTAGACCATCGGAGGTAGGTTACTAATGGGTTATTTCAGAGAGTTACCAAATATATCTGCTGTCTCTCTACTTCCAGGTAGAACGAGAAGTGATGAAAGAGTTACTGTCAAGAATATATTTAAGAGAGCAAAACTCAGAACAGATGTCGATACGGCAATCACTGCCTATGATTTCCGAGTTATCAAAGAAAATGAAAGACCAGATACCATTGCCAATAATGTATATGGTGATCCAGAGTTAGATTATATAATCCTAATTACTAATAATATTATTGATGTTAGAAGTCAATGGCCATTGAGCAATCGTGATCTATACAATTATATGTTAGATAAGTATGGATCAGATGCAGCATTACAAGAAGTTCATCATTATGAAACAATTGAAGTTAGAGATGACAACAATAGAACTGTCTTAGAAGGTGGTCTCATTGTGGATGAAGACTTTACTTTTGAGTATACATCTCTTGACGGAAAACTTATACAGGTAACTAATCCTGCAGGACCAGTCACAAACTTCACATACGAAACTCTTCAGAATGATGCCAAGAGAGTCATTCGTATTTTAAAAGTAGAATTCGTTAGTGCTTTTGTCAGCGACATGAGAAAAATGATGAAGTATGAAACTTCTTCTCAGTACATCAATAGAACCACCAAGGCAGCATATAATCCCAGAGAATTTGGGGTATAAAAAAACCCGCCTTTCGGCGGGTATAAAGGTCAGGAGTTGACCAATTTAGCAAAGTAGTTGAGAGAATCATCCTCTTCTTCGCTGGTAGTGGATGTGTCAGGTTCAGAGAATGAACTGCGTCCACGACCCTCACTCAGATCTTCATAGGAAGAGGTAGAAGGTTCAGAGTAGTCACCGCGACGTTCGCGTTCCCACTGTGCTTCTTCTTCCTGAGTCTCAGGATCTTGCATCTTGGGTTGACCCTTGATACCAAGAGTATAGTCAAGACGCTTCTTGAGTGCTTCGTAAGACTTGAAGTTCTTAGGATCAAGGAACTCATTCAGGTCATGGAGATTGTTGTAGATCTTCTCCAGTTTGTCATCGTCGTCGAACAGTGCGCTAGGACGATCAAACTCAGACTTATCGTAGTTCTGATAACCTTCGACACGACGAATCTTCAGTTTAAAGTTAGCACCCTGCCAGAAGTCGAAGGGATTGATGGGTTCTTCGTCAGCGAACTCAGGCTTCATTGCTTCCATGATCTTGTCATGGATCTTCTTACCATACTTGTAGAGGAAGACTTTACCTTCGTTCTCAGGGTTAGCAGGATCGCTAACAACGAATACATTGCTGTAGTAAGACAGTTTACGCTTTTGCTTACGTGCTGCTTCTTTACCAGAATCGGTGCCGTTATTCCAAAGAGTAGAATTATATTCACATACGGGACACTTCTGTTCCTTAGTGGTCAGACATTGGTCGATCAACCAACCACCAGGACCTTGGAATGCATGAGTATAGACTCGTGCCCAAGGAAGATCGCAACCCTCGGGTTCGGGCAGGAAACGAAGCACTGCATAACCATTACCAGTCTTATCGACTGATGGTTTCCAGATACGCTCGTCAGCACCGTTGCCGCCTTTGTCGTTGAGTTTCTCTACAGACTTAATCAGTTTGTCAGTGAGAGAACCGGAACGGGATTGCTTCTTGAGATTTTGAAAAGACATAGGATTGATTAGGATGAATTAGGATGCGTTGGATAACGACGAATGTATTATAGGGCATGGACCCTCATTCGTCAAGGGTTTGTTCGAGTTTTTTAATTGTGACATCAAGTTGTTGGAAAAACTTTTCCATACCGTCAATCTCACTATAACCAAACATCTTTGCTGCTTCGATGACCTTTGCCTTAATTTTTAAAGCATCAGGATCATCAGACAGAGAGATGCGGAAGAAGAAAATCTTTTGCTTCTCAAGAAATGTCTTGAGTCGGTTCAGATGGTCTTTCCTCTCTTCTAGATTATACTCTGCGAGATGCATTAGATCCATAGTAAGTTCTGCCTGTAGTTCCTCCAGTTCCATGACTGATTCACGAACTACTTCGGAGTCAAAAAATCGGTTCATACTACCTGCTCTTTAAGGATCGTTTTAAACTTGTCTACATCAATATTTAGGAAAGGTTTATATTTTTTTATTTTAAGACTGACGGTTTCCCACACCGGGTCTTCGAGTTTCTTGTCAAAGTTCTTGGCATAACCAAGAATCATATCCAATATTACCATAGTTTCTATGGACATTGCACCCTGAAGATGCTTCTTGAGAATCTCAGGATGTGACTGTCCCCTTACGGTAAACAACTCTTGAAAGTTTTCTTTGTTGACAAACACTTCTACCTCTGTCTTAAAGAGGTAGGTTAATGTCTGTGCTCTTCTAGTCCAAGACTTATGACTATCTTCTCCAGTAGAGATGATCTCACCAATCCATAGGCGTTCTGGATCATCACACTCAACAAAATTTGCTAGAAAATACTCTTTGATTTCATCGTCTGACTTCTTACGGGACATCCGCTCAAAGAAGTAACGATCTTTGCGCTTGTTATATGCTGCTCCAGAACATCTGGACTTGCCAGAATACTTAAAGTAATTATAACTTGCTTTGGTAAAATGATTCTTAAATGCTAGGTATGTTTTGTAAACATCAATCGGTGTCATCATCAATTTGCTCAAAGTCCTCAATCTGTTCCGCTTTGACTTCGTGCTCACCACCAATCAGATACCAGTGGTGTCCAGCACGCTCTCCAAGATACTTTAATTCATTATCTATCCATGCATTTTCACGCATTGCTGCCTGAATTTTGTAATGCATGAGTTCACTTCTAGAAATCATAGCGGAAGTTTTGCTCTTGTAGTTTTCTTCAGAAAGTTAAGTTGAATAGCATCATACTTAAGTTTCTCTTTGAGTGGTTTGGAAATCAGTTTACCAACAGATTCCATTTCGATCTTATTCTCTTCACAAAATGTGAGGATAGCATCGATATAATTAAAATTATAAGTCTTGACTAGACTTTCAACCTCTTGTGCGAACTTAGCTTGGCACAAGAATTTCTCCTTGATGAGATCGTCAACTTGATTCTCCATAGGCTCCTGTTTTGTGGTCAACAAACTTTCTGATGTATTCTGTGAGAAGTTTAATATAGTGACCCTTGTTTGTTTTTTCGTAGACAACGCATTCTCCATTTTCTGCAACCATAATAGTAACTAATTTTTTGACAGGTATACCCGTCATTTCATAATACATGCAAGCATACGCAGTCTCTTGCACGAAGTAGTTTTCAATCCATTCTTCGGGTTTGATCTT